GTTCGGCGTTATTTCCCTGCTCTGCCAGCCAAATAGTAAAGCCGTAATCCTGCGCGTCCCACCATTTAGTTAAGTCCTTATTTTCGTAGTGATACGAAAAGTATTGCGCGCCGTTCATACTGCCGCCGCTGGTGTTATTCATAGACGCGACGTTAGGCGGTGTTTCTATGCTTTCGGGCCAGCAACTATCAGGCGACAAATTGCCACTTTGCGCGTAGGTACTCCACGTAATTTTTGCATTATTGTACACTACATCTACACCCAAAGTTTGGCTGCTGCCGTCCCAAACGATTTGCTTTTTTGCTGCTTTGGTGTACAGCCCGTTAATGTCGTAGATATACACCTTTCCGGCTCGCTGTATCATTCGCAACGCCAACGGCTGTAATATGCCCTCAATAACTTCGCCCAGCGTTAAGGCTTCGCCGTCCTCATCGTAGAAATTATCGCTGCGCACCTTAATATCGGTAAGGCTTAACGCACTGCCGGACGGGGTTAGCGACGTACTAATTAGGCTGTCGTCTATGCCGCCGCAGTTAATACCGCAGCGTCCGATACAATAACTAACCACGTCGTAGAGTGTCTGCATATTAGCCAAATCGTATTTAAGTCGGTCTAATACGCCCAAATCGGTAAACGAAAGCGAAACGGTGTACCCGTTCAGCTGCTCGTAGGGTTCTTCGTAAAACTCGGTATCTATGCAGCCACTCCAGTACAGCGCATTATTTCGGTACACGTCCAAACGGACGCGGCCAACGTCGATACTGTACAAATCTTCGTAGGTTCTATCGCCCGGACTGATTATTTTAAGCGTAGCCGTAGCACCGCAAATAACCTCCTCTTTGCTTTTGTTTCCCCACTCGATAACCAGCGGCTGGTCTGCGTCAAACTCCAAACTGCCGACGGTTTCAAATGCTGCGTCGGCTTCCTGCAAAATCTCAGCGCGCCAAACTACGCCGGACACGCTGAGAAATTCGCCCATATATCGTAAATACTTCATACGGCTAACCACGTTTTTTATGTTCGTTTTCCTTTGCTAAAATTGCTACCAGTTTGCGGCCCTCTATCTCAAATTTCACGTTTCCGAAATCCAAAGTAGTAGGCCCGGCCAACATACCGCGTAATTTATCCAAAGGCGCGATAACTTCCGGGTTTCCGCTGGCTCCTGCATATTCGCCCACCATTGCAAGCGTAGGCCCGGACGCTATACCACCCTCTGCCAGCATTGGAATACCGGCGGCGGTAACAGCTGCCAACATCGCCGTAGTAAATCCCATAGCGATACCAAAACCGGCAAATGGTATATAGGCGTGCGCCGCCATATATTCGGCTGCGGCCAACTCCTTGTAACTGGCCGCTACTAATTTGTTGGACGCGATAGTAGCAACACCGGCGGCGGTGTTAGTCGCAGCGGTAGTAGTTCTTACGGTTGCTGCGGTAGTTTCTGCGCCTGCCTCTACGCCCTTTGTAACGGCGTGTGCTGCACTTGCAGCCGTCAGTAACTCGATAATGCCTATAACCGTCTGTATGCCCTCATACAAACCTATAAAGCCGTCCACAATACCTACGACAATCTGCCACGCGCTGCCGTTGCCTTTCAGACTTTCGGTTATACCCTCTATACTGCTGCCGATATTCTTAATACCGCCCCAGCCGTCCTTTAATGCCTGGCCCGTAGTTATCGCCGTTTTTTCCGCTTCTTTGCCTGCGTTCCTAATCGCGTCTGCTTTATCGTTCCACGCCTTGATTTGTTGGTTAATCAGCGCGGCTTCTTCAACGGTAGCGGTTTGCAGTTTCGCAGTAAGTATTTCTATGTTATCGCCTATATCTTTTAATGTGGCTGCGTCCTCTTTCCACAGCGGCGTATTATTCGCTGCTTTGCCTGCGTTCCTAATCGCGTCCGCTTTTTCTTCCCACTTTGCGATTTGTTGGTTAATCAGTACCGCTTCGTCGGCTGTAGCAGTTTGCAGTTTATCCGTTAGGATTTGGATATTTGCGTTAATGTCTTGCAGTGTGGCTGCGTCCTCTTTCCACAGCGGCGTATTATCTTCTGTCGCCTTTCCGGCATTCTCTATGGCTTCGGCTTTCCTTTTCCAATCTGCTATTTGCTGGTTAATCAGCGCAGCTTCTTGTATGCTCGCCGTCTGTAACTTATTTTGCAGGATTTGGATATTATCGGTTATGGCTTTTAGCGTATCTGCGTTGTCAGTCCATACCGGGGCCTCTACCTTTGGCGCGGTCGGTGTTCCGGTAGTAGTTGGCTTGTAGTCTTTGTATTTATCTTTGGTTGCTCCTAAATCAATGGTCGGGGCTGCTTTTGGCTTGCTAACCTCTACGGCTACCTCCACCTTTTTATTACCCAAACCTAATATGTTTTTAAGCCACTCCCACGCCTCTTTGCACTTTTCTACCAACCACTCGAAAGCCTTTGCCAAACCGTTCATAATAGCGTTGGCCAACGGTTTTATAGCCTCCCAAACTTTATCGCATATCTGCCGAAAACCCTCGCAATTATTATAGGCGGCTATAAGTGCCGTAACCAAAGCACCGATAGCCGTGATAATTAAGCCTATCGGGTTCATTGTCAGCACCAAATTAAGCACCTTTTGTACAGCAGTCCACGCAGTAGTCGCCGCTGATACAATCTTTTGGGCTGCTGCTGTTGCCAGTGCTGCGCCTTTGTTCTTTACCATTGCCACAGTGGACGCGGCAAAGGCTTTTACACTCGCGTATAAGGTCGTAGATAGGGTTTTAATTCCGGTTACTAAGGTGGTAATACTGGTTAGCGCAGTAGTAGAGTGGGCCGCAATAGTAACAAATGGTAGCGCACCGTTTACCATACCGCCTAACTGCTCTTTCATATCGCCCAAAGTATTAACTAACTGCTGCTGCTTTCCGCTTTCGGTCTGCGCTAATTGGGCGTTCATTTCGCCCACGTTGTTAGTAATTACCTGCGCCAACATTGCCGCGCGTTCCTGCTCCGTTCCATACTTCAGTACCTTTTCCTCGGCTTCGTCGAAAGTGATACCTACACGTGTCAAAGCGGACGTTTGCCCCTGCATTACCTTACCCATTAAGTTACCTACCGTTACCGCGTCTTGCGTGGTAGCGTTAAGTCCTTTTTGCTGCGCTAACAAATTATTCATTGCAGGTAACAGCGTTTCCAAACTTGCTTTTTCGTTTAGAAACGTCGCTATCTGTTGCGCGCCGGATAATTGCACCTCATCACCGATAACGCCTAATTCCTGCTGTGCGCTCGCCAAATCCTTAATGCTCTGTATCTCCGCGTCGGTTGCACCCATACGCTGCTGCATAACGGTTGCTAATTTGGTTTCCGCTACCTCCTGCACGGCGTAAGCGTCTGCCAAATTTTTCATACCTGCCTGCAACTGGCTAAAACTACGTTGCGCCGCGTCCAGTCCGGTAGCCAAAGCCGCAAAGTTTATAACATTGCCTTTTAGCTGCTGCGCTTCCGATACGGTGGACGTAATCACCTTTTTTAAGCCCTCCGCGTCTTTCGCTAAGTCCTTAAAACTTTTAGCGTCGCCGTCTAACTTAAAAGTTATACTAATTGTGCTTTTTCCTGCCATAGTTATATCATCGTATCGCCTAATTTCTTAACTAATTCTGCCATACGTTCACGCTGTTGCTGCGGTGTTAATTCCTGCTCCTTAGCGTTACGTTTTCGGGTCTTTTTCTTATCCCACGGAAACGGCAGTAACTTTTCCGGTGTAATCTTTTTGCCTTTGGCTAAATGCGGCTGTATGCTTATCGTTGCCAGTAATCGCATACGTTCCCATTTGTCCTTAAAATCAGTATCGCGCTGCTCTACATACGCTTTATAGACGGCTGCAAATTCGTTGAAATCCAACTTGCAAAAATCGTCGTAACTTAGTCGTATGCAGCCCAGCGCGATACCTAATAAATCGTAAATGCCTTTAGGCTCTAACTTTTTTTTTCACCCTCGGCGGCATTGTCGTTAGCGGTGCTGCCTTGCTGCATTTGCACCGCCCATTCGTTCATATCTTCCGGGTTGAGTGCGTCGGCAAACTCCAGTAACGACATACTGAAATCTACTTTGTCTGCCGCACACGCAGACACAACACAGCAGTACAGATAAGTACACAAATCGGTAAAGCTCTTATCTGTCATTTCCGTAATCTCTTTGCCGGTTTCCTTTTTGAAACGTAGCATAGCCCCCATAGTGGGGCGGCACGGATATTTCGCGCCATTTATCGTTACTTCAACCTTTGCCATATCGTACTACTCTTTACTCGGTTACGTTCTCGGTAATTGCGGTTTCGTCCAGCACCTCAGGTTCGCCGTCGTTATCCAGCGAAATGCTATACGTACTGTCGTCCTGCGCCGGGTCGGTGCGTTCCAAAGACGTAATAACGCATTTACCAGCCAAATACGGCTTATCGCTGTTCTCGCGTTCCATACACTTAATTTCTACGGATTTGCCAGCTTTCCACAGTGCGAAAAGCGACTTAAAACCGCACTCGGTTTCATCGTAGAATACCAAACCCTCGGCACTGATAGCGTAGGACAAACCTACTACGCCCTTTTTCTTCCAAAGGCCGCTACTCATACCTGCCGACGCTACCGGTTTAACCGCGCGTTCTTTCGTTTCGCTGTTAAACGTACTTGTGTGGCTGGTGCAGCTTCCCACTGCCTTACCGCCAACATACAGCAGCATATCGCTACCGTTGCAATAACCACTTTTTGCTGTTGTCGCCATATCGTTTATATCTTAACATTAAACACTAACTGTTGTACATACGCGTCGTCCTGCCACGCTTCCTCGCTATCCGACAAATAGCAACTGCGCATAACCAGCCCGTCGCTTTCGCCCTGCACGCCGTCCAACGCACCGCGTACAGCTTCGGCCAACTCTACGCCCTCGGTATAACCTTTCGTGTAGCAAAGAATTTCAATACCTACCATATCAGCACCTCGCCCGGCTTTCGTTGGCACTTGCTCCAACTGGGTACGACGATAC